TCGCTAGTCATGCGGTCTGGCCTGCGCGGTGGCGGAAATTTTAAGGGCATTTGTCTGTCAGTATTCGAGAGCTGCCGACGCTGGCGGTGTCAACAGTTATTGACGTTTCCGCGCGCAAAGCTTTGTTTTTAGTGCGCGGGCAGTTGACGCGCTCACGGTCTCCGCAAGAAATAAGAATTGCGCCTAGTAACAGCGCTACAAAACTAGCCCGCCAAATCACTTTTGCCTTCTTCTGTCCAACCGCTTGCTAATAGTTCGGCGTATTCTTCTTCTGTCATTTCGCGCACTTCGTCGCCTATTTGAATGTTTGGTCTTGTCATAATTAAGCCTTCCGATATCCGTATACGTACACAACTCCGCCAGTAATGTTCCCTGCGCCACAAACAATAGTGAACGATGTGTAGGAGGTTGTTGCGTCGTAGAAGCCTTGCATCTGTCCGCCGACTCTTGCACTATTTGCGCCTGTAAAAGTGCCACTTATCATTGTTTTTTGTGTAATAAAAGGCTTGTAGATTTCGCATATAACGCTATTCGGGTTTTCTTGAGAACCACCGTAAGTCCATCTTGTACCGTTGGTAACTACTTGCGCGAGAGGTGTTGCGGTTGCATAACTTGCGTACAAAACATTCTGATAATAGCCGTTAGCAGGTGCCGTTGTACCTAAAAATATTGCTAAGTCGTTCTGTGTTGATGAGGTGCCACCGACGTAAATGATTTTGTAATCGTCAAATGTTGCAGAAAATGCCGAGGTGATGTTGACGCTTGAAACAGCGTTTCCGACGGTCTGTTCTTTGACATAAACGAGCCCGCTATTTGCTAGATACGTGTTTGTGTCTGAAGCGGTCAGCACTTCGCCAGTAGTAAAAGTTTTTATTGCCATTAGTACCCCAGTCTATTTGAGTCAAGTTTGCCAAAAGTAGCATTATCAAGGATTAGGTAGGCATTGAGGTCTGCTGCCGAAACGTAATAGGTGTATCGAGCGTCGCCAGGTTGCGCTGTGAACGTGTAGCCCTCAATGATGCAAGGGAAAGTAGTGCCACGAAAAGCCACAGTTGCCCGTCTGCCTATCTGCCGGCCACACTTGTCACTTCCAACGCCTAAATCGTCTAGTCCCATAGTGTTTTGTGCGTTGGCTAGACAAGAAATAGAGCTAATAGCAACTTGTGGCGTTTTGTAGTTATTTAGCAAATAATTGGCATAGTCCAATGCCTGCCCAATTGTAGCGTTCAGCGTGTTTACCGTGTAGGTGCGATAAGGCGCGCTACCGCTAGTCACGGTCTGAGCTGCTGGCACCTCTGGGTCAACAGTGACCTGTGTGTAAAAGTTGTCTGCGTAACTAGCAAAAGTTATGCCGTCATAAACCTGGTTGGTGGCGTCGTTTGTCGTGTCGCTAAAATTAACGCCAGTGTCACGTACCAAAAATGGGCTTAAAAATAATGTGCGCAGTTCTACGACAAATGAATCTATGACGTCAATAATTCGAGCGTTAAGACTGAGCGCAGCGTTGTTTAGGTAGTCGGCCCAGGTGCCGTTTACAGTTGTTGCCGATAAATCTTGGTTGCCTACGCCGCTGTCAAGTGACACGGAATAGCCAGATTGCACAGATGCGGCCCCTAATTGTGTATTAAGTGTTGCAGCTGCCATTGCATAGCCTTGCCCGCTTTTACGCCCAAATTCGGCTAAACCTGCTTCGCAACTGATTGTTAAATAGTCGCCATTGCCAACGCCGCCGCTGTAAGGCTTGTCAAATTGCACTTGAACGTTGCTTATTTTTCCTAAAAAATTACGCAAATTAGTTGCAGAGTTTTTAATTTCAATAATTGTGCCAGGCACTAATTGCGTGATAGGTGACGCGTAGCCCGTCGGGTATCTAATTACTATTTGGGCTGTGCTTGCGCTGTATTGGTCTAACTGCCTTTGCCTTCCGACATTGACGTTGATATTAACCACGTCAGTCAACGGCTGTAAACCAGTAGCGCTGGTGTAGTAACTGACTGTGTAGTTTTGTACTGCCATTAAAAAGCGTCACTTATTCGGATTGGCACAGCGCCATTAGTTCGCATGTAAGTGCGCAAAGCCGCTACTACTTGGTTAGGGTCGCCGCCGTAAACGTTAATACTTACGTTGTTGTTTCGCTCTGCAATGTTTGCGCTGCCGTTTGTGCCTAAGTCGTTTTCTTGCATTTGCACTGGTGCAGACATGCGGCCTATAGATATTTCTTTAATTTGCTCAATGTCTTTGCCCATCTTAAAAATGTTCATAATGCGAATCATTAGGTTTATGCCTTTAATAAAAGCGTTAACCATGTTCTCAATGTAGCCAGCAATAAAATTGACTACGACGCGCACTACCTCTCGAAAGCCCTCAAACTTTTTGTATGCCGCAACAATGGCAACGCCTAACGCAATGATGCCGGCAGTAATAGCTACAGCAGGGTTTAACATCATGGCTGCGTTTACAGCAAGAATTGACACAGCCAAAATGCCCATGCCGGCAATGACTGCTGCTAACAAATCTGGGTTTTCTTGTGCCCAATTAGCAAACTTTTCTAGCACTGGTTGCAGCTTTAACATAATAGGCAAAAAGGCTTGCCCTATTGACTCTTTAGTTTCGCTAAAGGCAATGCCAAGTTTCTTCATGCCGCCTGCTGCGGTATTTGCTGCCGCTTCACCTGCACCACCAAAGTTTTTGGTCAACACGGCCTGCACCTCAGCAAGCGTTGCGCCGTCTTTAATCATGCCCTTAATCTCTGGGCTAAGACTGTTAAGCCCTTTCATGTTGCCTGCGTAGGCTTTGGCTAGCGCGTCTGTGACGTCAACTAAAGGCTTGCCCGTTGCAGCTGCAACATCGGTTGCCAAGTTCATTAAATCTGTAGCTTTTGCAACGTCTTTTGTGGCAACGATTAACTTCTGAAACGCTGGCCTAGCCTCATCATCGCTAATTGCCGCGCTCTTAGCCAGGCTAGAAATGAAGGCTTCAACAGACTTAACCTGTGCATCGGTTGCTTTAGAGCTTGCTTTAATCTGTCGAGCAAGACTTGCCTGTGCAGCCTGGTCTTCTATTGCAGCTTTAACACTGTCCCCAATAATGGCAGTCACAGCGCCTAGTGCTGCTGCGGCGGGTACAGCAGCCTTTTTAATGGCAAATTGTGCTTTCTGCCCGACGGTCTCCAGCTGCTTAAATTCGTGGATAGCGCTCTTTATGCCTTTGCTGTCAAAATTGCTAACAATGGGGATTGAAATCATCGCAAGTCCTTATTGACACGGTTAATCACGCGCAACGCTGCGCGCTCTATTTCAACTGTAATGGCGCGTATCTGGCTGTAGACGGCAGGGCCAAAAATGCGCGTGCGGCCTTGCGCGGGCGTGTTGCCCAAATTGGTTGCCAGGTTGTTGCTAGTGCGTCGGCCCGCTGTCTCAAATATGCCGGTGGCCGCGTCGGTCTGCTGTATGACGATTACGCCGTTGCTATTGCGCCTTGTGTCTAATTTGACTTTGACGCCTTTAGACGCCTTTGCAGGGTCATATGGGAACAGTTTACGGCCATTGTTAGTCCAGAGTTTAGCCATGCCAGACAAGGGCACGCCTAAAGAGCTGTAGCGCGACTGTGCAGCTTGTATTGCCGGCTGGGCTATCTGATTCAATTCTGCCGTAAATTGCTTGCGTAGCCCAGGCTCAATTTTGTTCAGCGCAGCCACAGCCTCTCGAATGCCTACAAGTTGTGTGTCAACTGTTGCTGTCATGCCTTGCGCCTTGCTTTGTTAATAATACTAATGCAAGTGTTCAGGTCAGACGTAAGAAACTCTATGTTTGGCGGCCAGAAACCTGTCTCTACCAATAAATGGCAGAGGGCTAGTCTGTGACCGCTTGTGTAGGGTTTGCGTCTTCCTGCTCCACAACTTCAGGCATCGCAACAAGTTTTTTAATAAAATCGTCAAAGACAACTGGCACCATAATGCCGTGTAATTTGCTGGCCTCAAATGCAAGATAGGCCAAATCTTCTGCGCCGATGCCGTTAGCTAGATCGCTCATTTTGCGTTTATATTTACGTTCCCATTGCACAGCTACCCAAAGGTTTGTTGTCACCTCGTACGGGCCGTCGCCGGTGTCTAGTTTTAATGTTATTTGCATGTCTGCCGCCTTGCGTCGGGTTAGTTATGGTGTGATGTCGCGTGCGTAGGTTCCGCCGACAAATGAGGCGGTCACCATGCTCAGCTCGCCTACAGTGCCGGCAATAGGCGTGAAGTTGACAAGCTGCATGTTAATAATTGTGTACTCGGGGTTGCTAGCGGTTTCTGAAGTTCCAGACGGACTGATAGTCAACTCTGTGGTGCCGGTGCCTACGTTTGCAAACAGTGTCGCCTCGACTTCTCCAGCGCCGTAAGACAAAAACATTTCTAGCTCCACTTCTACGGTCTGCAAGCCAGGCACAAAACGATGACCAGTATCGCCAAAAGCAGTTGACTCTAAACTGTCAACGCCAAGCGTAATTGTTGCGCTGCGGCACTGGTCGGTCAAATCAACTTTTGTGCCGCCAGTCGTAGGGGCCAAGTTAACTGTTGGGTTTGTGAGATACGTTGTAGTTGCCATTTTGTCTCCTAAAAGAACACTGCGCTATGGGTAAAGAGTAACACTTTTATGCTGTCTGTGCTTGTAAAGCCATTTGCAAAATGTAGGCAGGATATGTTGCGCCGCCTATCTCAACTGCCCCTGGCTGGCCAGACATTACAATTATCGGGCTTGCCAGCACTAGGGCGGCAATGCTTAACAGTTTTTGTAGTACCGGCAAGCCTGCTGGCCCTGTGCCAATGACCTTGACTTGAAACGTCATGCGCACAATGTTGCCGCCGCCAGCAATGGTCTCAAAGCTAGGCGCGTCAAGAAACACACAGTTAGGCACAATTTTGGTTGCGTCATTTATAACGCGCAAGCCTGTAACAGCTGTCAGTGTGGCCGTTATGTCGTCTATGGCCTCGTTAAAAAGGTCTGTGTAAGCCATTAGGCAACCTGCGGGCGGTCAATGCCTAGCAGCTGCTTAATAACTGGCGTCATCGCGTTAACGTTTGCCTGCCCCATACCGTCAAAGG